CCTGACCCTAGTGATTGGGCTGAAATTGTAGACACTGTAATCACCGACCTAAAGTTCCGCCCGGTAGCCATAGGGGAGTCTATAACGGCTGCTAAGACCATGTCCGAGTACCTGTACCCCAAGCGTAAGCAAGTGGACACAGGGGGCGGGACAAGTGGTACAGGTGATGCTCATAACGACCCGTTAACCGAAGAAGAAATAGAGTTGTTCAGGGAGCGGTTCAACGATGAATTCTGAAGCACTTATTAACCCTGATTATACTGACCGTTGGTCTTACAACGAAAAGCGGATGTTAAAATACATGTTAGCCAATGACGGTATCCAGTTCATGCGTTACTTCTTTGCATTGCGCGAAGGTAGCCCGATGATAAGAAACTGGCACCATTACGTTATCGAGGCTGTCTTACAAGCCGTCTATGATTGCAAGGTAGACAGACTAATAATCAACATCGCCCCTGGATATACCAAAACAGAGCAAGCAGTATTGAATTTCATTAGCCGGGGTATAGCTATTAACCCTCGTTCTAAATATATACATACATCTTACTCTGGTGACCTTGCTCAAGAGAACTCCTCTAAGATAAAACAAACAGTACAATCTCCAGAGTTCCAAGAGCTTTGGCCTATGCAAACAAGGGTAGACACTAAAGGTAAGAAGCGATGGTTTACTGAGTTAGGTGGGGGCATGATGGCAACTTCCAGCGGAGGTCAGATAACCGGCTTTAGGGCAGGGCGAATGGAAAATGGCTTTACAGGCGCTTTTATAAACGACGACCCTGTAAAGCCTGACGACGCTTACAGTAACGTAAGACGTAACGCCATTAACAACCGCTTTAACAATACAATGCGGTCACGCTTGGCGGTGGAAACCGTCCCCATGATTAACATCATGCAGCGTATACACGAGGAAGACTTAACCGGGTTTCTGCTTAAAGGTGGCTCGGGTGACAAGTGGCACCATCTTGTGATACCTACGCATTTAACAGAAGAAACCCTTAACAAGCCTTACCCGGAAGAATATACGCATGGGATTCCTATAAATATAAACGGAATCCTTAGAGCGCTCCACGGCGGACCACAGTATGCTTTTTAGCGCCGAGGCTATGGTTGGGCTAGTACCCCTAAAAATACCCGTTGGAGCTCCTCTATGGCCGTTCAAACACGACCTAACTCAACTGCATACCCTTGAAACAGGCGACCCCTATACTTTTTCAAGTCAAATGCAGCAAAACCCCTCCCCGGCTGGCGGAGGTATGTTCAAGGATCGATACTGGAAGTATTACGAAGCCGTACCGGCGGGTATGGACATGATACGTATATACGGGGATACAGCGCAGAAGACCAAGGAACATAACGACTACAGCGTGTTCCAATGCTGGGGTCGAGTACCTAATCAGGGCGTATACCTACTAGATCAGATTAGAGGTAAGTGGGAAGCGCCTGAATTGGAATCTAAGCTAGTTGAGTTTTGGAACAAATGGAAGCCTAGTTTACGGAAACCCTTTGGCGCTACCGTTGTTAAAATAGAGGATAAGAGTTCAGGCTCGTCCCTTATACAATCCATTAAAAAGAATTACATGATACCCGTTGAGCCTATCCAACGTAATACAGACAAAGTGTTTAGGGCGATGGGTGTTGTTAAATACTTCGCTAGCGGTTATATCAATTTACCGTTAGACGTTGATTGGATGAGTGATTACAAAGAAGAGTTCCGTAAGTTTACCCCGCTTATGACGCATAAACACGACGACCAAATAGACCCTACAATGGATGCGGTTGAGGATTTAATTGTCTTTGAGGATATGCTATACAGCAGTAACAGTATAGGTACTTGATAAAAACATCACTTAATAGGGCTGATGGTTAAATGGTTAGATAAAACAAAGGGGGGTTACATATGGGAAATTTGTTGAATAGAAACAAAAATGTATATATAGGGTATAGCATATTTTAGTAACCTTTTAACCATCAGCCTAATTTAGCAATAACGAGGACAAACCAGTGGACAAAAACACGTACCAAGAAGCCCATATCATGGACTCTGACCAAACGGCGCTAAACGACAGCCTGGAAAACCTAGTGGCTGAGCTTGGCACTAACCAAGACAAACGATCGCACTCGCGTTTTGTAAACTCTAAGCGGTTGTCTGCCGATGGTATGCAGGAGGAGCTCAACGCGTTATACCGTACGGACTGGTTAGCGGGTAAGGTCGTTGACATTATACCGGATGACATGACCCGGGAATGGCGCTACTTTAGCGGGGACATTGAACCCGAAACCGTTGGCGCATTGGTAGAAGAGGAAGAGCGTCTTGGTTTGGCCGATGCGTTTAATCAGGCTCATAAATGGGCGCGGCTTTACGGAACCTCGTTTATTGTTATTAATGTTGATGACGGCCAACCTGTAGACCAACCGCTAAACCTTAACCGGGTTAGGAAAGGTGGGTTGAAACATATTAAAGTTGTTGACCGCCATCGTATAGACCGAGCCGACCTGCAACCAATTGAAAACCCGTTAGACCCGAATTACGGTATGCCAGTTTATTATCGCTTTGTTAACACTAACGTGAAGATACACCATACTCGGGTAATAAGGTTTGATGCGGTTAAGTTACCGTTTGATGAATTCAAGCGTAACAACTATATGTCTGATTCTATATTGGACAGGTTATATGAAGCCCTGATTAACTTCAATACTATTGCATCGGGTTCCGCCAGCATGGTATATGAAACTAACGTAGACGTGATGAAGATTAAAGGGCTTATGAATTATATACAAAGCCCGGAAGGTACAGCGCTGATACAGAAGCGGTTCACGCTGGCGAGTATGCTTAAAAGTTTCAACAATATGCTGTTACTGGATGCGGACGAAGAGTACGATAAAAAGCAGAACAGTTTTGCCAGCCTACCAGACCTGCTATATGCCCATGCGTTATTTCTGGCCGGTGGTAGTGATGTCCCCGCTACACGTCTTCTAGGTAGTTCTGCAAGCGGTTTAAACGCGACCGGCGAAGGGGACATGAAAAACTACTACGACGTCATACGTTCTAAGCAGTCAAAGGACTATAAACCTAAACTGGATTTCTTTGATATTTTAATGGCTAAGAACTTAGGTATAGCTGATGACGCTGACCTGGACTATAAGTTTAATTCATTGTTCCAGATGACACCTAAAGAGCAAGCCGATATGGACTTTATTAATGCTCAACGTGACGGTATATACTTGGACAAAGGTGTTGTCCCAGAGTATACCATAGCTAAAGAGCTAAAACAGAATTCAACCTACACTAACTTAACTGACGAACATATTACGGAGTTAGAGGAATACGCTAATGGCTTTGAACCCGATACCAACGAGCTTGAACCTGGAACTGAACAAGAAGAACAGGGCGGAGAAGAAGAAACGGGTGAACCCGGTGAGGAATCCGAAAGGTCCGGAGGTAAAGTATCGTAAGTGGTTGCAGAACATAGCCAAACGACTAAAGGCAGATATAAACGAGCATCTTGTACCTGTACTAAAGCGTTTACAGCCGGAGTATGTTAACGACGCCTATGCTAAGACGCTAGAACAGGTATTTGAAAACCTTCGGCGTAACTATGTAGATATAGGGCGTAACGCTGCTATAGTCAGTAACTCGTTTACTGAGGACGTTAATCAGGTTAATAAACAGCGGTTTTATAAAGCAATGGAAAACGCTATTGGTATAGACCTGAATAACGTACTTCAGAACGAAGGTTTAGAAGACATAATGTACGCCACAACAAAAGAGAACGTGGCTCTCATAAAGACAATACCTGAAGAGTATTTTAAGCAGATAGAAGGTGTTGTCTTCAGAGGTACAGTGCAGGGTCGCGACGCTACCTCAATGATTAAACAGATAACCAGGATAGGGTATAGCACTGAAAAACGCGCTAGGCTTATCGCGCGCGACCAGACATCTAAATTAAACTCAGCGCTTAACCAGCAACGATCGCAGAACTTAGGTGTTGAAGAATATGTCTGGCGGACAGCCAATGACGAAAGAGTAAGAGATAGTCATAAGAGTAAGAACGGTAAAACATTC